ACTCGCTGCTGCATAGTGAACAACTAATCTTGGTTCTTGTTGTGAATAGTCAAAACATCCCCAAGTATGATTTCTCTCTGGCAAAAATAAAGATCTAATCATTGGCCCTAAATCCTTGTTCCTCGCTGGGACCTGCTGGAGATTTGGATTCGAATATGAAAATCTTCCGGTAACTGTACCTCCTTTTTCACCTCTTACTGGATTTATATCTGCGTGTATTCTACCTCTGTATTGGTATTTAATAATTGTATCTATAAATGTCGTATGAGCCTTGTTTATTTCTCTAGCTTTTGCTATATCTTGAACCAATGGGTGCTTGTGCACCTGTAAAAAATTTTTAGTAAAGGAAGGTGCTTGTGTTTTTGCGGTTCGCTCAAAAGATAGGTTTAATTTTTCAAAAACTTTACCAATGGATCTTGCTGCCCATATTTGAACATCTATTCCTGTTTCTTTTTTTACTTTCAGGAGTAATTGCTCTTCTTCTCCTGACAGTTTGGTTTTTAATACGTGCGCACGTTCCACGTCTACTCGGACGCCCTTAACTTTCATATCAATTAGACATGGAAACAATCTAGTTTCCAGATCAAATACTTCAGTTAAATTATCTTTTCTAATTTCTAATGATAGATGTTTAAATAATTTTAAAGTTAGTTCAGCATCTTTTTCTGCATAGTTTCCAACATACATAGCTGGAAGTTTATACATTTCAGCTTTAGGATCAGCTCCTGCTTTTTCAGCTGCAGTGGTTAAAAGACTTTCATCTTTAACTTCTCCTATAAGATTATAACAAAGATTATTTAAAGAATATGAATATCTGTTTTCATCTACTAGTGCTGCCATAACCATTGTATCAATAATGTAACCATTTACATTGATATTATAGGCTTTTAGCCAACACATATCGTACATAGCGTTGTGAAATAATTTTGTCGCTGGAAGATTACATACTTCTTGAAGCCAATCTAAAACTTTTTGTTTCGGTAAGTTTCCTTCTCTATGGGCAATCGGAAAGTATCCAGACCATCCATCAACGGCTACCGCCACTCCAATTATTTCACCTTCATTTACTAAAGCTCCGGAGCCTTTTGATTTTAAATTAGGATCTCTTGTTTCTAAATCGATTGCTATGTACTTGTGCTCTTTTAAATCTGGGAAAGTTTCTGGACATACCCATTCAGTTGCTGCGCTAAACATTACTTAATTATCTCCCACGAATTTTTCTTTTCTTCTTTCACTTCGTCAGGATAGTCTCTATCAATCGCCATGTCAATATAATGCTTTGCTTTTAATAAATCTTGCTTTTGATTTTTTTGTTTATGCCTGCACAAATATTTAATTGCGTTTCCTTCGGCGAATGGAATATTATTTTTATTTATAAATTCACTGGGCTGAATGACCATACTTTGATAGTGAGTCCCGCCTACCTGTTTTTTATATATGTTGTTCATATTACAAATACCAAATAAAGTTTAATTCCAAAATAAAATGTCATCATAGACAATAAAACAAGTTCGCTTGAAATAGTGTGCATTATATTATTGGATATCCTATGTTGTAAAAGTTAGTTTGTGTACTCTGCATAATATATAAATTTTGTTTTGCTCTTGTTACACCTACAAAAAATAATCTATGAATTTTATCTGGATCTTTATCTGCTTCTCTTGCTAAGAAATCGTTTTCATCTTCCGAACCAAAATCTATGTATAAAATAACGTTTTTACACTCTCTTCCTTTGGCTCCGTGAATTGTTGATAGTTCTACCTTTGAATCTGTGGTAAGATCATCACCATTTTTTAATAAAAGTTTAATATAGCTTTTTTGATCATCAGACATGTGGAGCTGTTCCCAGCTGCCCGTCACTAGAAGCCCGTGGTCTTTTTTAAGTTCTTCGAGTGTAACAGTGTAGACTTTATCTAATAGTTTTCCTTCTCCAAACCCATGTTTTATTTGTTTCTTTCTTAAAAAATTTTTAATTACATGTTGTGCTTCTTCGCCTGAAACACTTGCGCCGGAATTTAATCTCATCCAAGTTCTATATGCATCAAGTAAATCTGCAGGTAAAAGTTCATTTTGACCACCTTTATACCTTAAATTTAAGTCATTTAAATATTGTGCCGGTTCTTTTAGTTGTGCGTTTGTTTGAGCAAGAATCATCCAGTCGTCACTTTTAAAATTAAAATCAGTTAGTAAACAGTTTTCTTTATAGGTTCCTTCCTCGTCCCTCGCTTCCCAAGGCTTGTCTAATCGTTCATTTATTTGTTTTAAAATTTCTAAAGCTTTAGCATGTATCTTTTTAGGTACCCGATGTGAATATATTTGATTATCAAAAGTACCTTTTAAATCTATAAATATACTTGGGTCTGCTCCTTGAAACCCATAAATAGTTTGATCATCATCCCCTGCAATGTATGATCGTTTACATTGTTTTTCAATGTGAAAAAACATATCCCATTGCAAAGGACTTAGATCTTGGGCTTCGTCAAGGAAGACGGCATCGAGAGCAAGACGCTTATCTTCCTCGACGAAATCGGAAATCATATCTGAAAATTCTTTCATTCCAGTTTGTTGTTTATATGATTGTAAATCTTCATCGATCTGTTCTGTTAACCATAAGTCAACAGAGTGGTGTAAATCTAATTGTAGTGCGGCTTCCATTAAATCAATTTTTTTAGAACGAGCATATGTTATAATTCTCATATGAGGATTTTGATGTATTGTATTTCCATAAATATCTTTTTTAGTTTCAAACCTCATTCCCCTGCATATCTGTGATTGACTTGTAAACTGTTTCCATTTTCTATCTTTTAGTAATTGAGTTGTAGTATCGATGTTACATTCTCTTGTGCCTAAATGATGCAAGGTGGATATATAGAGCAAAGGATGTTTTATTCTTTCGTAAGCTTCATCTGCTGCAGCATTACTAAATGTAACATAAACTATTTTTTTGGGATTGGTGTGTAAATCATTGATTTCTTCAGCTAAATAATGATTTACTAATCTATAGGTTTTACCTGTTCCAGGTGGACCCGGTATTATTGTTCTTAATGCCATGGTTCGTCTTCTACTTTTAATTTTCTTGGATTTGGTTTTTCTAATTTAATTGTTTCCATCACTAATGTTCTAGTTGTTTTATTATCTATCTGTGTATATTCTTCTTTTACTTCAAACATTATTTGTAAAAGTCTTAATGTTTTTTGTTTAGGATAAGTTTTTTCAGGCCAAGATTTTGTTTTTAATAAATATCTCCAGAAAGATTTAAATTGAAAAAAAGTATCTCCTTCTTTATCGGTATAAGCAATACCTCGTAACACATCATTTAATTCTTTGCCTGGAGCTTTATTAATATAATCAGCTAATATTTCTGTTAATTGAACTTCTAATTTAGAAGACTCTGGTGCAGTAATGGGTTCTAATGCTTTTTTGAACAATGTAATCAATAATTTTCTCCATGCATGTTTAGGAACCGGCATCATAGGCATTCCTATTTGATTCATACAGGCTAGTGAAAATTTTTCTGGATCATGTAATGTTGCGTCGTCTACTTCTACTGTATTTCCATCTAATTGTGCAAAATAAATAGGCGGATCAGAATCGTACCTTCTTATTTGAGTTATTTCTGGTGTTGGTCCATCGTCTCCTACTCCAAATTCTCTTGCAGCGCATGTTTTAGGATCACAAAAACTGTGAATAGGTTCATCTTTACACTTATATCTGTAATCTTTACTATCTAAAGATTCAATTAAAGTATTTATTTCTCCAACATCTAAAGGTGGCTCCATAAATTTTTTATTATATGTAAACATATGACTCTGCCATTCATCTTTTTCAGAATATCTTTTCTTTAAATAGACTCCTACATTGTACATGCAGTTATTTCTTTGACCGTTTGGAACACCATCACTTAATAGTGTTACTAAACATGGTGGCATGCCTTTAAAAAACTCATCCCCATTTTTATCATTTGCAATTTTTAAGTTTTTTAATTCTTCTAGTGATAATGCTTTTTCTTTATATGCTTCAAAAAAATCATCAATCTTTAAAGCTTCTCCTTTTTCATCATAGGCAAATCGCATAGTTCTATCCCCACCATGATATGGTAAGTTTAAAAAACTACCTGTATCTCCTCTGTCTACTCGTATATAATCTTGTTTTGGAAATATTTCTGCTTTTGCAAAACCTAATGCTGAAGCTATTAATTTAAGTTTAGCTCTCATTATAACCGCTGGAACAAAATCATTTGTAAATAAACATGCATGTCCTCCCCCAGATTTAGATCTGAAAAGAATCATTGGAATATTTTTTGATTTTAATTTATTTAGGAAATTTTTATGATCAAAAGGATATGTGTCTATATCTATACAACCCCATTTGCATTTGTTTTCTTTGTTGATTGGAACAATTCCTAGTCCAGGATCAGTTCCTTTTAAATGTTCTTCCCATATTTTAGGTACAGGTACCTGACTTACTGTATAAGATTTAGTTTTATGCTTTCCTCTTTCATCAAACTGATCTGTTTTTATAGTTTGTCCGTAAGCGGAATCCAATCCTTCAAATATACCTTTAAAAATTTTTATTTTATCTGTCATATGCTCTCTGTGGCATAGGCGGCCTCCGTCTCCGTCGACCGCCTACTATTCACACTATTTGCTAGCTAAACTAGTGTAAAACTTTTTAGCTCGCTCATATAAAGCTGGTTCTTCAACAGGACCAACTTTAGTGACATTGTAACCATACCATTGATTACCTTTGCCAGAGTTTAAAACAGATGTTAGTCTATATTTATGACTAAAAGATGGCGGCGTATACGGGCCATTTTCTCCATCAAGAGTAATGGACATCATCATTGAGTTCCATTTTCTACTTACTTTACCCTGAGATGAACTCATAGATATTAAAGCATTCTCTGTGGAAATACCGTCTAAAATTAAAACAAAGTGTTGTCCAACAGTTAAGATATAGTTTCCATTATCTAAACGGTCTTTACCTGCTTCGTTTTTTGTTTCTGAAAGTATTTTAGAGTTGGCGTCGTAAATGTTCTCAGGTCTACCTGATCCAGTTCCGAAGTCTGCCCACTCTTGGTACTCCAATTTATAATGACAAGGTATTACTTCAATACCTTTTGCTCCATTATACAGTTTTTTAGTAACTGTATTTAAAAGCATTCCAGGTTCAGCGCCTTCAACATAATTTTGATTACGTTTTTGTGCTTCTCCAGAGCCATTTTGC